GTAGTTTAATTGACCCTAATAAATGTATACAATTGGAAGATATACAAGACATTTACAAAGTAGAAGAACAATGTGTAGCAAGAGCAATTGAGATAGCAAGACAAGTACCTTACCATTATCCAGAATATAGAGCAACAAAATATAAATGTAAAAAGCTGAATAAAGGGCAATTAACATGAATAAAACACCTATTGATATGACTGCTGCAACAACTGCAGGTGCTTCTTTATTCGGTATGTTGCCAGAACTTGCAGCTTTAGTTGGTTCAGTATTATCCATTATATGGTTCTGCATTCGGATTTATGAAACAGAAACAATAAAAAAATTTTTAGGAAAATAGTGGAGAACTATCATCGACCCGGTAACCATATCATTAGCCGTAGGTGTGGCATCAAAAGCATTTAGTGCAATCAAACAAGGATTTGCAGTTGGTAGGGATATTGAACAAATGTCTGGAGATTTGTCACGTTGGATGGGTGCAGTTTCAGATGTTGATAATGCAGAAAAGCAAGCTAAAAACCCACCATTATTTAAAAAGCTATTTGATAAAGGTTCAATTGAGCAAGCTGCTATTCAAGCATTTACTGCAAAAAAAAAATTAGAGGAACAGAGATATGAATTAAAAATGTTTCTAAATATGACTTATGGGCCGCAAGCGTATGCTGATTTATTAGCTATGGAGGGTCAGATTAGAAAAGACAGACAAGAAATGGTGTATAAACAACAAAAGATGCGCCAACAAATATTTGACATTATTGGTTGGGTTTTTGTTTCAGTTATTGTTTTTGGTTTTTTTGGCTTAATTGCAATGATTTGGGCAGATAGAGCAAAAGCAATAGAAGCATTTGATACACAAAATAATTTTATTATTAGAGAATATAATGACTAAGTATATGGTAATATTACCATTAACTTTGTTGATGTTATGCAATTTAGATGTATCATTTGCAGATGGTTATAAATACAAATCAAAAGATTTAACTAGACAACAAAAAATTAATCAAGGTTTAGTTCCTATTCCTAAATATACAACTTGCAGATTAAAAAAAAGAGTTAGATCAAAGAATGGACAACAAGCCTGTATTTATCAAGGTGGGAACAAAACATATGAAATGATGATTGAAAGTTTCTGTCCACCTAAATTTAAATGTATATATAATCCGGGTCAAAAAGAGCCAAATATAGATGATGTAATAAATAGTTTAAATAATGTTGGAAAATAATAAAAAAATAGTATCAGCTAATATTGGTGATAATTCTTTTGAATTAATACTTAGAATATTAGGTAATGAATTTATAGCAATAAAAATAGGATCAACTAATTTTAGTGGTAAATTAATTGCAGGTGGTATTTTGTTATTATTCTTTACATTTATAATAATGGAAATATTTGGTATAAATCAGATGATTGGAATACCAGTTGGAAACTAAATCACCTTGCATTGGAGTATGTAAGCTAGATAAAAATAAAATATGTATAGGATGTAAACGATCTATAAAAGAAATAATGGAAGCATTTAATGGAAGTCGCTGAAACCACCAAAGGTTTAATTGGTGAATATATATGTGCAAGTGCTTTATTAGAATTAGGTTGGAAAGTAAGTATGGCGCAACAAAATAGCGTTGACTTAATAGCTTGGAAAGATAATGAATATTTAAGAATACAAGTTAAGTCATCAACATTAAGATTAGAAAAAAGTAGAATTACAAGGATATATCATTTTAATAATGGAAGTGGCAGAAAAAAACGTATTAAAGGTGTAGAAAGTTATGATATATTGGCACATGTTGGGATCGATAATCGCAGATGCGTATTCAATGCAACCGAACAGATACAAACATTGTCAAAAAGGTACAGAAAAGAATACTTTGAAAATAATGATATTGAATATTTTTCATTTGAAAAAGCATTACAAATTGTCAGACAAAGGAGAAAAACATGAGGTGGGAAAACTATCCTAATTTTTCAGAAAAAGAACTAGCTTGTACATTTACAGGTCGATGTTTTATGACAGAGCATTTTATGGGCAAACTGCAAGAATTAAGAGTTGCCTATGGTAACCCATTAATTATTACTAGTGGGTTTCGTGACCCAAAACATCCCATAGAAGCACAAAAGAAAAGACCCGGTGTCCATACTAGGGGATTAGCAGTTGACATTGCTTGTGATGGACAAGAAGCGTTTAAAATAATGAAATTAGCAATTAATCTAGGTTTTTTAGGCATAGGGATTAAACAAAAGGCATCTGGTAGGTTTATACACCTAGACACCTTTGATCGAGAGCCTAGACCCAACATATGGAGTTATTGATATGATACAAGCATTATTGCCATTACTACAACCTGCAATGTCTAAGGTTTTAGATATGATACCAGACCCAAAAGCTAAAGAAAAAGCTAAGATGGAAATGGAGAAATCAGTACAAAAAGCAGAGGGTTCGTTTAGAGATTTTGTTGTTGCATATGAGGGTCGTGGAGATCAAGTTCATCCAATAATACAAATATTAAGAGGGTCAGTCAGACCTGTATTAACTTATTTATTAGCAGGTGCTTTTATATATGGATTTTTAACTAGGAATGTTGAACCAGACACAATGGAAATGTTATGGCAATTGAACTTATTGAGTATGGGTTTTTGGTATGGTGAAAGAGCAGCCAAGAATTTAGGATTAAATTTTAGTAAAAAAAAGGAGTAATTAATGCCTTTAAATTTTAGAATATTTACATTTTTTAATAATATTAGTAATTATTTTTATAGAAAATATATTAATGATTTAACAGAAAGTAGAAAAAGATATGACAGAATGGGAAAGACTTTTGACAGAGTGGGATAAAGAAAACAAAAAAGAAACTGTTTTCAAAGATGGCGTTGGTGCAGAATGGTTAGAACCATTAAAACATTGCATGCCTAGATGTCCTAGATGTCAAGGAACTTTACAAACTGTTAATGTAAATGGACATGAACAATGTGTCTTATGTCATCAAGTAATTGAAGATTGTTGTCAAGGATCACCTCGTTAAATCTTTTCTCTTGTATCTAACACCATCTCTGGCAGAACCTATTTTTCTTTTATAATTACTAGGTGATTCAGACATAATATTAGATAAAGGAGATACACCAAAGTTAACTTCTGGTGATATTTGTTTGTAACCTTTAACACCTATTTCTANTTCATATTCCTTTACTGCATTTGGGCAATCTTCAAAAAATGATCCATCACCTAATTCATTTTGTGACATTGGTTTAAGTTTCATTTCTTTTTGTATTTTTCTAATATTAGCATCACTAGAATTAGCTTCACCACGACAATCAGAACACATTGTAGGTTTAACTCTAAATTGTTTTGTTTTTCTTAAAGGTACATCACATTTAAAACATATGCTAAATTTAGCGTGATCTGATCTAATCTTTTCTTTGCTTCTTCTGATCTTGTTCTTTTCTTCTAACTTCATTTATTATTGATACCTTTTCATCTATACATTCCATATGATAAACATCACCTTTAATATCGCAAACAAATATCTGATTATCTAGATCAATATCAATCTCACAAAAAACACACTTTTCAATACGTTTATTTTTTATCCCAAAGATATTTGTCTGTTTGTTTTTGGTTCTTCTCTTTCTCGACAAACTCGCCACCTAATCCAGTATACCCACCAATATCGACCCAACTGTCAATTTTTTTAGGAGAATATATTAATCTGGCAACTTTTAAAAGAATTAAACAAAGAACCACTTGATATACAGTTATTTTTATTCCAAAAACAACAGACCATAATTCAGCAATTCTTTGATGGTTTTCATGTGCATCACCATAATCTTTAGCACGATCACCATTAATTAATTCAATAGCATTTTTTAAAATATCATCTCTATTCATTAAAATGGTATTTCATCATCTAAAGAATTATTGTCAGCTATTGTAGTTGAACTAGTCATAGTTTGACCATCTGCATTTTTAGGTGATGCGCCAAAATCAAGATTATTAACNCTTAATGTTAATGCAGTTTTATTAACTCCATCTTTTTCATATTCCCTTGTGGATATTTCACCATCAACAAATACTTGTTGACCTTTTTGTAAATACTGAACTAATGCTTCACCTTGTTTTCCCCAGATAGCACAATCAATCCACAAAGTCTTTTTATTATCACCATAGCCAACATTTGATCCTATGGAAAAATTGCAGACTTTATAATCACCAACTTCTTTAAGTTCAGCATCTCTTGGCAATCTGCCACTAAAATTACAACTATTCATTAATTTAACTCCTGTTTTCTTGTTGTGAATAATTCAAGTTCTGCATCAGTTGTTTGCTTGCCTTTAGCAGAATAGTTTTTAACCCAATATGCATTGACTTCTTTAGCAGTCATACATTTGGATAAATCTTCTTTTAATTTAGATAAGGGGGGAACACTAACTTGGGAGGAATTGCTAGTGTTCCCAGAGGTCGTAGGGCTATGAGAAACAAGGGGAGAAACCTTACGACCCCTAAGTGAACTGTTTCCATCATCATCTGTTGATCTAAGCCCAAACATTGTCATTAAAGCATATCTTCTTAAATACGACAAGCAACTACCATAAGATTGATAAGTTTCTTTTTCTGTATTTAGTTCCATAACGCTTTCAAAAAATTCACCACTTTCTAAATGCATTACTGTTGTCACTAAATGATTTAGCTGAACGTGTTGTGTAAAATCTAATCCATATTGCTGAATATTGTCTAAAGCATTTAACACATCATTAAGAGTGTTATATTCAGATTTAAACATTGGATTTTTACCAGATTTATCAACTTTAGCTTCTGATCTAAATCGACCTATTGACCTAATTAATATTTTTTTTCTGTTTTCTTGATCTTTTAACATATTATCCTCATCTATTAAAACTCCCATAATTTTTTTGCTTTCTCTAGAAATTCATCTTCTAGTTTCCATTGGTAGGCATGATCCCAATCTGGATCGACTATTGAAGCTAGAACTTTGGGATCGTCACTAAACTTCAATAAATTCTGTCTAACTAATGCTTTTTGTCGCATTTCTTCAACACACTTAGATAAGTTTTCTGCTTTTAATTCATCACAATTAAATGGTGTATATAAGACTGCTTCAGCTTCTGTTATATAACATATTGATGGAGTAATCTTTAGTGCCTTTTGATATATAGCTGATTGCATAACGTGGTTTTTTTCTGGTGCTTTAGGTAATGAACCTTTTGACCATCCTTGTGAACCATCTTTTAATAATCTTGTTTTTCTAGGTGCTTTTGTTTTCATTTCACAAAATATTGTTTTAGGTACAACTAAATCAACAAATCCAATAACATCAACATTAACACCATCAAATCTTGTTGTTATCTTTTCTTCTGGGATAGCTGCAAAAAAACCATTTTCTAATAATACATCAACACCATTTTGAACCATTTGTGGAATTATGCCACGATACTTAATACGCTTTGCATTATCTTCATTAGCATCATGCATATCAAACTCAATTTGTGCTTCTCTGGTCGCATCATTTGTTGGAATGCCACATAATACATTCTGTATAGCATTATGGACTGCTGATCCTAGTGCAGCATTCTCACCCACAACAATCTTTCTGCGATCTTTTCCCAGATGTAAATATTTAAATATCCAACTAGGCGTACTAGTTAGTAACTGTGATGGACTAAGGTGATCTAAATCTACACTTAACCATTCTAATCCAATATAATTTTCATTTCTCATATTTACGATATTAAGCATTAATTTTAATAAATCAATAATAATTTACAAAAAAGATATTTTTTTGTTTGACACCATTAACCATTGTGGTAATATGTAGTTATTAAAGAGAAACAAGGAGAAACAAAATGACTAATATAACAGAAAAATTTGCTAATTACTTAGGTTACACAGACATAAATCCTTATGAAGTAGTAAGGGTTGTGTCAGATAAGTGTCTTGAAATAAGAGCAATGAATGCAGAAGCTATTAAATGGGATAAGAAAATAGTTCAAGGTGGCTTTTCTCATAGGGTTGTTAATCAAGACGATCAACAATGGGATATTACTTCTAATGAAGCTAATCCAATAGTTAGAATTAGATTAAATAAATCTGGTCAAAAATATGATCGTGAAACCAAATCATTTATCGATGCTTATGGTTGGAAAGATAAAGATGGTGCTAGATATAGTTTATCTAATAAGCCAATTAAATTTTACGACTACAATTTCTAGGGAGTGCGCATAAAGCGCATTCCTTTTTTTATGGGAGAAAAAACAATGATTAAAGAAAGAACGTGGAAAATATCTTGGTTTGTTTGGAACAATGGAAAAGGTGTTAAAACTAAAAGTGTTTATAAAACTGTAAATACTGCCGATTATCCAGATAGAGAATGTGAAAAATATGAATTGAAAGATCAAGCATATATTGATCACAATTTAAGTTTCGATAAAATTGTTATGATTAAGGAGGTTAAACAATGATTAAATTTTTAAAAAACTTTGGTGTTTATTTTTTAGAGTTAGCATTTCTATTTGTTATGTTTGGATTTGCTTGGTTTTTATTAGTAGTTTTTGGATAGGGAGAAAACAATGAAAGTTAAAGTAGTAGTAGAATTAGATATTGATGAAAAGCAATATGATGAAACTTATGCAGATTTCCATCATGTTGTTGATAGTAGCACAATGGAACTTATTAAAACTGCTAGTAGTAATAAGAAAATGTTACAGGCTATGAAAGAGGACATTCTTGCTAATGCGCAATTTGGGGTTCTTGAATGGGCTAAAAGATTAAGTTTCGATATTAACATAAAAATAATATTATTGAATAATAGGATAAAGCAATGACCAAATCATTATATAGGTTTGAAGTTAAAGGTTACAATGCATTAGGATTTTTTGAAGAATATATTATTGAAGCTAATGACATGAAAAATGTTTGCAATTTAATTTCTGATGATTTTCGCATTATAAAATTAGAAAGTGTTGAATATTCAGCAGAGGGTGAAAANTATTTTAATNCAGTTCCATCAATAGGAGAAAAGGATGAAACTTAAANAATGGTTATCAGAGAACCATATCTCACAAAAACAATTTGCTGATGCTTTATGTGTCAGCAATGTAACTGTTAACAGATGGATTAATGGTCAGAGGACACCATCAGTTCATATGATTATTAAGATAGAAGAAATTAGCAAAGAGGAAGTTCAGCTAAGGGATTGGATAGATGGGTAAAATGCAAAGAGATAAGGGAGCAAGATTTGAACGTGAGATTGTCCACAAGTTGGAGTTTCATAACATTAAAGCAAAGCGTGTTCCTTTATCTGGCGCAACGTGGTTAAAAGGTGACATTATCGCTAATTTAAATAATGAAGATTATACTCTTGAATTAAAGAAAAGAGGTAATGGATTTAAACAGATATATGATTGGATAGAAGAAGCTGATGCTCTGGTTATTGGTGCTGATAGAAAAAAACCTATGATAGTGATGGATTTAGATAATTTTTGTGATCTTTATAATAATAAGGAAAAATCCTAATGCAAGTTTTACCAATAAAACATGAAGAATGTGAAGAATGGTTATTAAAGATACATTATGCCAAAAGAATACCCTTAATAATGCATTCATTTGGTTTATATGTTGATAAAAAATTAGATGGGATAATAACTTATGGTATGCCTGCATCACCATCTTTATGTGTTGGTGTTTGTGGTGAAGATCATAGACACTTAGTTTTAGAATTAAACAGATTGTGTCTACTTAATAACAAAAAAAATCAAGCATCTTTTTTAGTTGGAAATTCTTTAAAGCTATTACCTAAACCATCAATAGTTGTTTCATATGCTGATACATCAATGAACCATAATGGGTATATCTATCAAGCGACAAACTTTATTTATACGGGTTTATCTGCAAAAAGAACTGAATGGAGAATAAGAGGTAGTAATAGACATTCTAGAACATTAACTGCTCAACATACATTAGAAGAAATGCAGAATAATCCAGATAAATTTCATAGATTAGATAGACCACAAAAGCATAGATATATTTATTTTTTAGGAGATAAAAAGCAGAAGAAAGAAATGATTTCTAAATTAAATTATAAAGTTGAACCATATCCAAAAGGTGACAACAAAAGATATGAAGTGGGTCATATTCCAACAGTACAAGGAGTTTTATTTTGAATAGACCAATGTATGAAAGTAAAACTGATTTAATAAGGGAAAATGCCGTTATTGATGAATTTTGTGGGATGCATAAGTTAGAGAAACAGAAGCTACCATTTACACAAAAGATTGACTTTGCTTGTTACAAGAAAAAAAGAATAGTTGTTTTTGTAGAAGTCAAGTGTCGTGTCTACAATATGGACAAATATAAGACTATGTTTATTAGTTTGGATAAGGTTCAAGCTGCAAGAAGTTTATCTGCGCTTACAAGTGTCAAGACATTGTTGTTAGTTTGTTGGTCAGATGTAATGGGATATATCGATTTTAATTCAGACTTTGATG